ATCCCGTGGCCGCTTTGAGGTAGTTCGAAAAGGTCGCGGCCAGGGATGTTATGCGTTGGTTGCCGTAGACAGTCTGCCCCAACGCTATAAAGACAAAGTCGAGGAGGTATACCCCGGCGGCGCACAGGCCCGGCTTGAAGGCTGGATAAAGAGCAACTATGAGGTCGACCCCGAGGCAACGTCTTTCTTTTTCTCGAAAAAAAAGTGCGGCATCGACTTGCCTCGCGAGACTGCCCGGGAATATATCACCAATGCTTCTGTGATGAACACATGCATCAGGCTTTATGGCAGAGCAGCCACCGCACAGAAACAGTTTGGCGGCAAATATGACTGGAGTGAAATGACGGCAGCAATCGAGGCCCTGCGCAAGCATTTCGGCCACACGCTCCCGGCATCGACCCTGCGGTTCCGCAAGAAGGTCAACGACTATAAGGCTTTCGGGTATGCGAGCCTCATCAGCGGCAAGTTCGGCAACCAGTCGGCCCGCAAGGTCGACCATAAGACCGAGCGACTGATTCTGAGTATCGCCATACAGCCGAACAAGCCGTGGAACACGAATGTGCTTGAGCTATACAACTCGTTTGTGACCGGCGAGCTTGACGTATATGACTTCAGTACCGGCGAGCTCTATAATCCGGAAGACTTCACCGACAAGGCAGGCGAGCCGATGGTACTGAGCGAGGCCACCATTACCAATTATCTCAACATGCCCAAGAACAAGATACTGATTGACAAAGCTACGATGAGCTATACGGCCTTTTCCCATGAAATATCACCGCATATGCACCGTCATCATGGAGAGTTCTCTTTGTCAAAGGTCTCGTTCGATGACCGCGACCTTCCTCGCAAACTGAAGGATACAAAACAGAGACCGAAAGCCTATTACGCCTATGATGTCGCAAGCGGATGCTGTATAGGATACGCCTATAATCGCGTCAAGAACGTAGACCTGGTGGTAGATATGTTCCGCAATATGTTCAGGCTGCTTGACCGTCAGGGCTGGGGTTGTCCGGCAGAGGTGGAAGTAGAAAATCACCTTATGAGCCAATGGCGAGATTCATTTCTACGCGCCGGTGTCATGTTTCCGTTTGTACGCTTCTGTGCTCCAATGAACTCAAAAGAGAAATATGCAGAAAGCGCTAACGGTGTTAAAAAACGTACAATCGAACACAGCAATCACAATGGTATAGGACGATTTTATGCAAAGAGAAGACAGTATCGAACTGAAAGCATTAAAGTATTCGATGAGCTCAACAACACCTATGTCGAGAAGGAATATTACACTTGGGACGAGCTGATAGCTGACGATATGCGAGACATTTACGAATACAACCATGCACTGCATCCCAATCAGAAAAAATACAAGGGCATGAGCCGTTGGGACGTGCTTGTCGCCAATATCAACCCGATGCTCCAGCCTCTTGACAAAGCGACAATAGCCCGATATGTAGGAGAAAAGGTATCGACCACAATCAGGCGCAATTCCTACTGTCGTGTAGCCGGTATCGACTGGTGGCTGAGCAAGACAGAGGCCCTTGAGCTGCTTGCGCCGAACGACTATAAGGTGGATGCATATTATCTCACAGACGAAGAAGGAAAAATTACTGATATGTTCATCTACCAGGGTGATATGTATATTGACCGTCTGGAAAATGTGGGTACATACAACACCGCCACTGCCGAACAGACCGATGAGGATGAGAAAGTCTTCGTTGAGCAGCGCAAAAAAATCAGCCACTTCAACAAATATATAGACGAGCACGCGATAGGTCGAGTTGGCATTATGGGGCGCGATAAGGACCCTTTGGTGGTAGAGGAAGTTTCCGTTCCGGGACAGACGACAGAAGAGCCGGAGATGCCGGCAGAGAATACAAACTTTGTCTATGATGCCGCAGCACGCGGCCGTGAAGCTGTATAGAAATATAATTAGAACCGGATTAAAATACAGTAAGAATATGATTACAAAAGACACCAAAAACAGGATTCTCGAGGCAATCAGGGCGAACCGCGTCAACTATCCGAGTGACGCTAAACACGCCGCCTCGCTCGGGATAACGACATCGGTCTACAGCGCGGTCAAGAACGGCCAGACCGACCGTGTGTTGAGCGATGCCAACTGGATAAGCATTGCCCGTAAGCTCGGCGTAAGCCTCCGCGGCGAGATAGAGTGGAAAGCGGCCAGAACGCCGACCTATCTGTTCATCACGGCACAGCTTGAGGTGTGTCAGTCGGGCGGCATTAGCGCGATTATGTGCGACATGCCGAACATAGGCAAGACATTCACAGCGCGCCAGTATGTGAAGAGCCATGCCAACGCAATCTATATCGATTGCTCTCAGGTAAAGACCAAGCTTAAGCTTGTGCGGAAGATAGCCTCGGAATTCGGTGTCGACAGCAAAGGACGGTACGCAGACCTATATGAAGACCTTGTGTACTATCTGCGCTCGATAGAGTGTCCGCTGATTATACTGGACGAGGCCGGCGACCTGCAGTACGAGGCATTCCTGGAGCTGAAGGCCCTGTGGAACGCCACCGAGCGCTGCTGCGCCTGGTATATGATGGGTGCAGACGGACTCAAGGAGAAAATCAACCGCTCGATAGAATGCAAGAAGGTGGGTTACACCGAAATGCTGAGCCGCTACGGCGACCGCTACAGCCGGGTAACACCGGAAGACGGGAAGGAACGGGCCAAGTTCCTCATGGAGCAGGCCCGGATAGTGGCGACGCTCAACGCGCCTGAGGGCAGCAATGCCGGTGATATAGCCCGGAAGAGCGGAGGCGGACTTAGGCGAGTATATACCGAAATCGAAAAACTTAAGAGACAGTGATTATGAAAAAGACACAACCTCACATTCAAACTCCAGCGGCGGATATATGCCATTGCAGATTTGAGCGAATGAGGATATTATCTGAGCTAAGAGCATCGCTCTATGAGGCGATTTGCAAGGTCGATGAAGAGATAGAGTCAATCCGGCGCAGTGAAAGCCGGCACGCTCAGCGTTTTCATCGGGATAATAGACGAAAGGAGATTCCGACCAGAAATTGTCGGGGAGAATGCCGGGGCAGCATTGCTGACGGAAAAACCGGGCAAATTTTTCCAATTCTGTCTGAGTACGACTATTGTCGTATTGGCCAGACCGAATTGTGACAGCGAGATGAAGATTAACCATAATGCAAAATTAATCAAAAATGGCCAAACGAGCATATAGCCCCAAAGAGGTGCTTGCCAAGACCTATAAGACACTACCATGGGGAGAACGGTGGAGCCGGCCATTCGGCTTCCCGACCACCAACGAGGCATGGTTCATCAGCGGAGCTTCCGCCTCCGGCAAGAGCAGCTTTGTAATGCAGCTTTGCAAGGAGTTCTGCAATTACGGCATGGTGCTTTACTGCTCATATGAGGAAGGCGTGAACCAATCGTTCAAAGAGCGTATAGACCGTTATAGGATGCATGAGGTGCAGGGTCGTTTCCGGGTTGTGACAAACGACAGTTACGAAGAACTTATCGAGCGTCTGTCAAAGCCTAAAAGCCCACATTTCGTGATTGTGGACAGTTTTCAGGTTGCAGACTGGACATATGACCAGGCAAAGCAGCTTATAGACCGTTTTCCGGCAAAGAGCTTTGTCTTCATCGCCCAGGAGTACAAAGGACAGCCAATGGGCAAGGCTGCAGTCAGGCTCCGCTATATAGCCGGAATCAAAGTCAGAGTCGTAGGCTACAAGGCTTTTTGCCAAGGACGTTTTACGGAAGACCCGGGCAGTTACTTTGTAGTATGGGAAGAAGGTATTTTAAGAACTTCAAACAATATCAGATAACATGAGTGACAAGCAAGAGATAATAATACTTGAGCCGGGCGAGCGGCTTTGCAAAGAAGGCTTTTTCTCACGACCGGCTGTCTGTCCCTATTGTGGGGGCCGAGGGTGGTTCTATAGCGGCGAGCATGAGCCGGAGACAGTTCCGTGTCCCGACTGCGAGGGAAGCGGCGAAGTCATCGCCTTTGTAACAATAGACTGGAGACCAATACAGAATAAATCAAATGGCGCAAAACATCAATCAGGCCTTTCGTCAGTTAGGCCGAACCGAAAAAGCTCAATTCATCGAGAAGAACCTTGAGTATGCCTCTGAATGGGCAATCGCAGACTATGTGGACACTTATTTCTTGGGCGTGGCAAAGCACCTATCTGAGGAAACTCTGATGGCAATGCTTCACTATAAACAAGAACAGACCAATAACGATGAAACAGCAGGTAACTAATTTCGGGCGGTTCTACTCCGCATTCCACCGGCTTGTCATCCATGGCGAGCCGGAAGAGGCAAAGCGTCAGTTCGTACTGCAGTACACCGCCGGGCGCACCGACTCACTCAAGGAAATGAGCCTGAAAGAATACACAGACCTCTGTATGGCCCTCGAAGGCATGAACGGCACCAGGGATGAACTCAAGCGTCGCCGGAGCATCGCCCTCAAGCTGATGCAGGAACTGGGCGTAGACACCACCGACTGGGCGCAGATAAACGACTTCTGCCGGCATCCCCGGATATCGGGCAAAGCTTTCGGTCAACTGTCGATTGAAGAACTTATGCAGCTCGCCACCAGACTACGCACCGTAAAACGCAAGGGCTGGCAGCGCCGAAATGCCGGAGACGCACAGGCTACGGAGAACCGGAAGCAGCTTGTGACGTACCTTGTGAGCATTGCACCCAACGGCATGACAAGCTAAAAAAGAAATAATTCACCTTTTAAAATCATAATTATGGAACAAGTAGAGATGTCCGCAGAAGAGCGGAAAGAGTTCGAGGCCTTCAGGGCCGAACGCGAGAAGAAACGCCGCGAGGAAGAGCGGAAGCAGCAGCGTCAGGAGTATGCGACCCTGGTCGACGAAGAGATTGGAGCCGCAATACCGAGGCTTCGCGAAGTGAGCGCAATGCTCAAGAAGGCCAAGGATGAAATCTTCGGCAACTTCGACACCATTCTCAAGATGAAATCGGAGATAATCGGTGCTGCGCGTGACGGCCAGTGCAGCCATACCTTCACCAACTCCGACAGCACGCTCCGCGTGATACTCGGTGTGAACTGTATCGACGGATACCGTGATACGGTGGAAGACGGCATAGCAATGGTGAAGAGCTACATCGAGAGCCTTGCCAAGGACGAAGCGACCAAATCGCTTGTCAATGCCGTGCTGAGACTGCTCAGCCGCGACGGACAGGGCAACATCAAGGCCAGCCGGGTACTGCAGCTGCGAAAAATGGCTGAAGACAGCGGCAACGAGCAGTTCCTCGAGGGAGTGCGGATTATCGAGGAGTCATACCAGCCCACCGTCAGCAAGAAATTCATCCGCGCCCAGTACAAGGATGACAAAGGCGCATGGCGCTATATTCCGTTGGGCATGACCGATGTCGATTAAAACACAGGACTATGAAAAGAATGATATGCAGGGCTCCGAAAATAGCCCTCTGCCGTGAGTGTAAAGGTTCCGGTATCCTCGAGAGCGAGGCTCCGCAACGCAATCCTGCACCGTGCCCTCAGTGCAATGGCAGCGGTCGTGTGGTGGTGAGCTGCAAGATGACAGTCGACATCAAGCCCTACAGACCCGTTGGGCAAGGCTATCTAAAAATCATGTGACAGGCAATGGCAAAACAGCGCGGCATGTCTTACAGAAAGCGCGTCGCCGACATAAACCGGATATACGAGCAATACGCCAGAAGCGGCCTGAGCAACCGCGAGATATGGCGACGGTACATATATCCGGTTTATGCCATAAGCGAGCGGACTTTCTACAATATAATGAACGCCACGGCAGGGAACGAAAGCCCGGTCGTGGCGTCCGACATGCCGAGCCTGTTTGATTTCCTGCCCGATGAACCGACAGAAAAGCAATGAATTATGGCAGACATAGACGCACAAGTCCGCGAAGTATTCCGCAACATACTCAATGACATACGTGTCGGTGTAGGTGATGAGTTCGACCAGAATTTCGAGCGGCAGGCGTTTTTCTCAGAGGCATGGCAGCGACGAAAAAGCCCTTTGCGCCCCGGCGGTCATATACTTGTGGAGACGGGAGGGCTCAGACGGAGTGTGCGGAGTGAAATAAAGGAAAGCAGCATAGTGTTCTACTCAGACCACCCGGCGGCTGCCATTCATAACGAAGGCGGTGAAATAGTAGTCACTGAGAGAATGAAGCGGTTTTTCTGGCACAAATACATGTCGGCAGCCGGAGTGCTTGTATTCTGCCGACGAAAAGACGGCACAATGCGCCGTGACAAGAATACCAGGCATATTACTGATGTGGCAGATTTCTGGAAAGCCATGGCACTCATGAAAGCAGGAAGCACCATAAAGATACCGCAGCGCAGATTCCTCGGCACATCGCCGGAGGTGGAGGCAACGGTACGGGAAATCATCGAGGACAATCTGAATGAATATATCAACAGTATAGATTTCAACATAAAATGACAGCAATAATAATCACCTTAATCATCTGTGTAACGTTGGTGAGCATGTTATACATGACGCATGTCTATCCCAGGAGCATTCGTAAGTATAAGATACTCGCAGCTCAACGCAAAGCAGAATATGATAAGCTGAAGAAAGAGTATGACGGACATTTAGACGGTTACACTGACTGGTTTCTGTCTATGCAGAAGCGACTGGACGAGTTGGCAAACATCGTTTACGATAAAACTGAAGAAAAATGAGAGAGGAATTATACCGCAAACTGAAGGCCCGGCTCGAGGCATTGTGTGTCAATGCCGCCGGAGAGTATTATGAGCGTCCGGACGATGCGGATATGGATGACGAACTATATCCCCGGGCCATAAAGCACATCGACCTATGGAACCACAACGTGGAGTTTATCGAGCAGGAGGCGGCATGGGAGCGTCCGGCAGTGTTCATAGAGTTTGTGCCATTCAAATGGAAGACTATTGTTCCGGGAGTCGCATACCGGGCTGAGCCTCTTGTCAACCTCCATGTTGTCTCCGACTGGGCGTCGCAGGAAGCCGACGTGCGACAGTTCGGCTTGCTCGACCGCATCCACCGGCTACTTGCCGGGCTGGAGGGCGAGACCTTCGCGGAGTTCGACATCGACAGCTCGGCCACAAACCACAACCATGAGGAGATTGTCGAGAATATCGAGACCTACACTTGTGTCGCATTCCGGCATTTGCGGTAAAGCTTCAAAAACGCGTAATGACCGGCCAGAATTCAGAGAGCCGTTACCTTTATCGGGTGACGGCTCTCGCTGCAATATATGGGCGAATGACAGGTCTTACGAGGCTTTTTGACGAGGAGAGTCAGGTTGTGTATAGAGCATTATGTCCTTGTAGCCGGCGTTGTAGTTCATGTGTGCGTCGAATTCCTTCTTCCGGCAAAGGGCAAAGGGATTTCCAAGCGTGGAATTGCGGCCCAGCCACTCGCACAGTTCGATGATGCTCGATTTCCCGGAAGTAAAATATATGAAGTCATGCCCCGGCAACACCGACAGCACATCAAGATAGTCGGCGAGCCTCCAGTACATGCGGTAAGTGCCGACATCGGTTGACAGATATGGAGGGTCGACGAGGAATACAATCCCGGCGGTGTCTTTGAAGCGCCCGAAGAGTTCGCGATAGTCACATGAAACAATTTCCAGGCCGTCGAGATAATCCGGGCACGGTTCATATCGGCTCTTGCGTACGTTGTTATAAAGTGTCTCTTTGCGCATTGCGTCAATTGACAGCCGGTACTTCATGGAAAACATCAGCGAGGACGACAATGTGATGAAATCGAGATAGCCGGTGTCCTTCTCCTCCTGCTCGAGCAGTGCGAAGATTTGCTCCCGGGAATTTCCGGTAATAGGCTTGCCTCGACCGAACTGCGATGCAATAGGCCGGATAAGTTCGAGCAGGCGGTTGGTTCGGCTGATGTTGTCGATGCGTTGCCGGTAATTGTCAAAGTCATTATATATGACCCTCGACTCCGGATGAAAATGCTTTGTGATATGCGACAACAAGCCGGAGCCGCCGAACAAGTCGACAAAAAACGGTGCCCGACGGATACTGCCGGATTATATCGATGAAGTGCCGGGCGAACACTCTCTTCTGACCTACGAACGGCAGGGGTGCGGAAAGATACAGTGTATGCGAGTGACTGGAATTTGCCATTTTTATGAAAGATTTGAAACGATGCAAAGGTAGTGTCCGGGAGGATTGACATCCGCCATGGCGAGACTCCATTAGACTGCACCGGTACTGCAGTCATTCCGAAAATGCCTTATAAGGCTGTACACTTTACGCTCGCTTACATTGTATCTGTCGGCGAGAACCGCTACGGCATACGACACCTTATCGCCGGCGCCGACCATATTGTTGAACTCGACAAAAAGGTCGATGTAAGCTGTATCCTCGAGCTTTACGCCAACTCGGCGAAGTTTCTCAAGCAGTTCACGGTTGAAATTAAGAACTTCGAATATTGTCATCTGAGTGAATTTTACTAATTTTGCAATGTCTCACTTATAAAACACGCGTCCGGAAGGACGTAAAAACAGCATTCTCTGCGAAGCCGGAAAGGCATAATGCCCCCGGTTGGCTTCGCAGAGAATGCTTGTGTTTTTAGAAAGTGAGACGTCTAATGACAGACCGGGGGCATTTTTTATGTCCGCACCCGGAGGGACAATGATATTTTCAGCTCATAAACTTTTGCAATTCAATAATTGTTTGTAAATTTGCATCGGTCCTAAGCCGCAAGGCCTTGGACCTCCCTTCAAGAGGACTTCTTTATTTGAAGTCCTCTTGTTGCATAATAAAATCCTTGGAAAGAATAGTCTCTCTTGAGAGCGTAAGGTCTTTACCATTGAAAATAACAATCACCTCCTGAATTTCCGACTGACTTACACGGCCTTTGATGCCACGGGTCAAATCTGACAAGTCAATGGAAGAATCAATACGAATAACTACGTGTTTAGCCTGACGGGCCGCTTTTCTAAGCGCATTGTCAATAGCCCCCTTGGTCGGTTTGGAATTTACTTTGTATTCCTGTTTATATCCAAGAGAATGATTAAAACTGTCCGCTGATTTTTCATTGTCGGGATTAGGCAACAAATCTATTCTGTAGCCATATTTCTCGGCCAGGTATTTTGCGATGTTTATATTTTCATCAGCCTCTTTAATCCCATGGGCAGAATGAATGCGCACACGTCCATTCCTGACAGGGATATCGGTATAGCATTCCTTTAATTTACGGATTAACGCACATGCGGCACACACCTCATTGTCGGGCACGAAAGCCAGCATGAGGCTCTTGTCGCCTTTGTCAACCGGGCAAGTACTGCAGCGGCGAACGGTGTATGGATTATAATCCGGAAAAGTCTTTTTCTCCTTGCCGGGATTGAAGCGGAACATGCCTTTACTGTCGCACTGCAGAGCGGCCTCGCCGAGGCTCATGGCCCGGTCGTGAGGCGTGACAGGATATTTCGACTTGAGTACCTGGACTACAGTGCAGCGGCAGTTCCAGCCGTTGGGAGGACAGAACTCTTCCCAGAACGAATCCGACATGGGCAGGGTGACGCGGTCGAGAGGAGCGTGCTCCGGGCGAACCTTGTCGTCGCGCTGGGTGCGGTACTGGAGATTGTATCGGTCGCCGTCCTTCATGAAAGACTCCCATTTGGCGGCCATTTCAGCCGATGATACGGCAAAGTTATACTCGGCCCGGAGGTAATTGGAATTATATGTGCTGTCGATGCTCCGGACGTCGTTCAGGAACCGTTCGAATGGCTTTCTGTTGCCGTTCTCATCGATGAGCGAAGGGAATGCCTCGTTGAGCTCATGGAAAGTCTTCAGGCCGGAGAAGATATAATCAGAGCGGTGAAGCCGGCGGCGCATTGCATCTGACATCTCCACCTTTTCGAAAGAAGAGTCGAGGGCCGACGCGTGAGCTCCGATGAAGCTCTGCACGGCAGGGTCTGCGAGCAGTTCTACACGCAGCTCTGCGCCTTTCTCCCTGAAGAGGGCCTTCATCATGCCGTCGAACAGAGCGGAGAGCTTCTTGCGGATGTTGGTACCCGGCGATGCGAGAGTTTCAAATTCACCGGTTCCCTCGAGCAATGAAGCGTAACGTCGGTGCAGCCCCTCATAGTCGGAGGGGCTCAGTCGAAAAAATGCTTTTTCTCCTTACCCTCCCCGGCAGAGTTGTCATCATCAGCATCTTTCTCATTGTTGTCAGAAGGAGGCAAGGCCACAGGATTGCGACGCTCCCCTACAGGCATGCCGTACTTGTCGGCGAAATACGACGGGTCGACCTCATATCGGTCGGCAATCATGGTCTCGTATGCTACTTGCTGTTCCGGAGTGTAGTCGACGGCATCATCCCACTCGAAACGCAATCCTTTGACCGGAAAACCATGCAGAACCATAAGGGGTATAAGCTGATTGTTGACAATGTCGCGCAGCATGTCGCGGTCTGATTCCACCAGATTCATGAACACCTGAAGGTGCGTCTGCGACTGGGAGAGTGATGAGCCGTCTTCAATGGTCATGGTCTGACCGATTACAAGTTTTGACAGCTCGGAGTTGGCCCGGTCTATGCGCTTGTCGTAGACATTGAAAGCATCGCCTTTGCCGGATTCGACAAACTGAATCTCAGTCTCCATGCCGGTGACAACGCCCTGGTTTGCGCCGGCATTATAAATCATATCCTGCAGGCGCTGAAATTCTTTCGGGTCTCGGGTAGTGGTTCGGGCAATACGCCATGGCATGCCGAAGATTTCTGCAAAACAATCCCAGAACGACATGGCATGTCTTTTGGGAATTGTGTGCAAAGCCGCTTTCAGAAGCAGGCCGAGGTCATCGGGTCTTCCGGCCTCAATGAGCCAGTCTCTCCAGGGACGTTCGCGGAAAGCGATGCCGGTCTCCCAATTCATGCCTTTGCGGGCTACGACACGTCCTTTCTCCGGAATAACATGTTCCCGGGGAATCTGTGTCACGCCTGAGAATGACGGATGTCCGTCACCGTCGGCGACCACATCGCCGAGCTCAATGAGCGAATGCCCGAACCAGACTGACTCGAGGCAAAGCCGGCATAAATCCTTGAACCATGACTGGTCGAAAATATGCCCGGCATCCTTGTCAGTTTCTCCGGATTCATTTACAAGTTTAAATGAACGTGACATTACAAAACCGACGCGTTGCTGTATGCATCCTGAAAGATGAGCGTCTGTCATGGCATCCCGGTATATGTCATACAGTTTATTACGATTGGGATATCGGGGGTTGATGGCACTCTGCCATGCACGGCGCCAGTCTTCGATGTCGTTCTTTGTAAAAAAATCCGCATAACGGTGCAGCTCCATTATGATGGATGACTGTTTTGCCACCTTTGCACGGCTCTCGTATCCGGTTCTGTTCTGTTTTGATTTTTTACTCATAGTTTCTGCGATTATACATTTTCAGCGGAGTAAAGCCTCCCTAAAGACGATTCACCAGTCGTGTCTGAGTTTTGGAGATGAACTGAACGAAGTACCGAAGCCGACAAAACTGTCCGAGGATGTTTTCAGAGGCAAATCAGGAACTATCTTGCCTGCCTGCACACCTTCAAGCCATTTGATAGCGCGTTCATAACGCTCTTTACGGATTTCACTGCCCATTTTCTGAGGCTGGGATGCCGACAGATGATAAAGCACGATGTCGGCCGTATACATTACAATAAGCCGGTTGCGGGCATCCCCTGCAGCAGAGAATACGGCATCCGTGTCATAAACAGGGCGAAGGTAGCCTGAGATTTCCTCAATGGCCTCCGTCTCCGCATTAGCTATATTTTCCGGCGACGATTGCGAAACTACTTTAAGGGCTGCCTCGCCTATGACTACCCGGTAATCCTCATTATCAATAAACATACTACCATATATTTTTAGGCGAGCGACGCGGAATCGTCACCGGTTTAAAAATTTCCTGACGGGTGTTGCGCTGCAGATACCAAATCGCACCCTCGTCGGCATCGGGCGCGTCATCATGAGCACGGGAACCGCGCTCAAGCGCAAGAGTCTGCTCGATGCCCACCTCCATGTCGGGAGAGTTTTTCAGAGCCTCGTTGTAGAATACGAGGCCTCGTTCCCAAAGCGGCGAGACCGCCTCGATACGTTGGATTTTCTCCGGCTTTTTGCGGGTGTCCGGAAGAATGGGGAGCTGATAGCCTCTGATATTCCCTTCGGCTGCGAATTCGTCCAGTATAATGTCCTGCATGAAATTTGCCTCCATGAAGAATGAAATGGCTACACGGTCGCGGGTTCGCTCATAGAGATTATAGAGCCAACGCACCATGCCGGACACGGTATCCTGCCGCACATAAGTGTCTATGAGGTGCAGTTCCGTTCCAATCTTGCCCCACAGGCGGCAGGCCTTGTAGTCGTTGGACGTAGTGGATTTGAAGGAGGGGTCTGTATAGCAGACGAGCATATCATACTTGTTGAGTTTTGGCATACGCTTGAACCTTATCCATTCATGGCGGAAGATTGTGCCGTCTGTAATCGGGTTGTGCATCATCTCCTTCTCCCATGCCCGGTATCCCATAAAATCCTTGACGGCCTGCGCCTCTTCCTTTGTCCATTTATCCTTCCATGTCGGATTGCCGTCTTTGTCTATGGCTTTTATTTCCGACACGCGGACACCCTTTGAGGCGGCGATATTGGCGAGCACCGAGTTCTTGGATATCAGATTGCCGACCATTATGAAGCGGCCACGACCGGCATCGAGAGCTCCGAACAGAGCCTCCTTGACCCATTCGGTAACTTCCTTGACGCGTTTTTCGCTGCGGCACAGCTCATCATCATCCAGGTCATCAATTATGATATAATCGGGACGTACCTCCCGGTCTCGGAGACCACGTGGAGACTGTCCTCGGCCAATGGCGAGAAACTTTATGCCTCTTTTGGTCTTGAATTCACCTTCAAGCCAGGAACCGAGGTTCTTCTGTTCGCCAAAATCAGCAATCAGTCGCCGGTTGTTTTCAAGCTCCGCCTGCAAATCACCGAGCAGACGTTTGGCAGCCTCCTCCGATTTGCTTACCAATACCATAAAGTTTATAAGTGGAACCGGCTGAAATATCAGCCAGCATGGCGAAATCACACCGATATGAGTGGATTTAGCATGGAAGCGCGGCCATTTGTATACGGCTTTAAGATTTGGCGTATTTTTTATCTCCAGTGCCGCTTTTGAATGGAAGGGAGCATTGCTGATTGTCCTGATGACTTCACCCGTGGCCTTATCTGTCAGTGCGAGATAATGAGGAAAGTAATATTCCGTGAAAGCATCGTAATCAGACAGGAGCCGTTTTATGCGTTTTTCCCTTTCTGCCGGAGTCTCTCTGGAGACCTCGACAGAGACTGCTGTCATTGCCCGTATCTGCCGGCAGTGTTCCTGCCACCGTTCGAGAGCTTCCTTCTGCTCTCTTGTCAGTTTTGCTGTCATATTTTATGCGAGGGTACCTTTGCCTACAGACTCAATTATGAACATATCCTGAAAGCGGTTAATCTGCTTGATAAGCTCAACCGTTACTTCCGGGTCTGACTTGGCCCGGAATTCAAGCCATTTTGAAAAAGCGGTGAATACATCAATGGCATCGATGACATTTGTCTTTTTGTCGAGCTTTTCTATGACGGCCGACAGCTTGGACAGTTTGTCTCCGAGGCTTCCCATAAGAGCCGGGTCTTTTGATTCGTTGACCTGAGTTATGAGACTGTCTATCGCCAGAAGGAGTTTGTTGACGAGTTCCGGGCGCGTGATGTTTTTGGCCGCACGGATTTCCTTCCAGCCGCCGGCAACACACCATTTCGATATGGTGACCCGCGACACATCCACTTTCTCGGCTATTTCGGCCTGTTCCATGCCGGAGAGAAACAGTGAACGCGCAAGGTCTTTTTTCTTTTCAAGTTCTGCTTTTGTCATGTTGATAATGATTTGCACGGTTAAGCTCCGGCAAGCGGTTCTGACCGGAATCCATTGCAAAATTGGAGTGTTCGTGCCTAAAGGCAAAGAAAGTATGCAATCATTGCATACAAGTGTGCAATGGTTGCACACTTTCTTGGAGGTAACACGATTAACTATGAATTTTGTCGCATCAAATCGTCCCACGGACGCTTTGCACCATAAAATTATTACTCACAAAGAAATCATTACCGCACATCACAATGGGCAACAGAGTAAGACTTACAAATGACAGGCTCAACAGCTATGGCTACCGCGTGCTGACAGACGGAGTGGATATAACTCAGTATGAACGCAACCCCATACTCCTGTACATGCATAGGCGCGGACAGGCAATCGGTGTAATAAAGAACCTTAAAAAAGAAAATGGCGAGATAACCGGTGAGATTGCTTTTGACGAAGCCACCGAACTGTCGTGTCAGTGCAAGAAGCAATGGGATTTCGGTTCGCTGCGCATGGTCAGCATCGGCTTTAACATTATCGAGACCAGTGGAGCTCCCGAACATCTGGTTGCCGGACAGCGCTATCCCACAGTGACAAAATCTCAGCTGTATGAAGTATCGCTCGTAGACATAGGTGCCAACAACGATGCCATCAGGCTGTACAAAGACGGACAATTAATAACACTCGGAGAAGGCGGTGAATGTCCGCTACCCCGACTGAATCATAAACCAAACAACAATCCCCAAATGGACATAAAGACACTTGCCCTGCAACTGGGCTTGCCGGAAACGGCAGACGAGGCGGCTGTCAATGCCAGGCTCAACGAACTGAAAGGTTCCAAGGAGGAATCCGACAGGATGCGTGCAGAAAACGAACAGCTCAAGCTTGCGCAGATTACCACCGCCGTTGACGCGGCCATCAAAGCCAGGAAGATTCCGGCTGACAAGAAACAGCATTTCATCGACATGGGCAAGAAACTCGGCATTGAAGACCTCAACGCCACACTCGACACCATCTCGCCGGCCCATAAGCTCAGTGAAACCATTCAGGCCGAGCCGACCGAAGAAACCCCGACCAAGGGCCCGTGGGAACTCCGCATGGAGGAGATACGTCAGAAACTGAACAAGTAATCATTATATACAGGAATACCAATGGCAATCAAAGTAGACAACACCAACTATAACGGTGAGGTACTGGAAAGAATTCTCACCGTCGCCACCACGAAAAATGAACTCGTGGAAAAGGGCCTCATCCACGTCATACCGGGCGTGGAAAAGAAAATCAGCATCCCCCGTCTGAAGACAGGCAAAATGCTTCAGAAACGAAAGGAAGACCCTCAGGTCACGGACAGCAAGGGAGATTTCAATTGGTCTGAGCAGACCCTTGAGCCCCACGACTTCATGGCTTTCACCGTATTCAATCCCCGTGCCTTCGAGAGCATATGGCGCAAATGGCAGCCGAAAGGCAACCTTAACTTTGCAGAACTTCCCCCTGAAGCTCAGAATGCACTTCTTGATGCACTCTCCAAGCAGGTTCAGTTCGAACTCGGCGACCATTACGTCAACGGCGAGTATGCCGACGGTGAAGATGACACCAAACTCATGAACGGTATCCTCACTCAGGCAGCCAAGGCCGCCGACTATGTCCTTGTCGATGTGTCAAAGGCGGATACGATGCTCAAGAGACTAAAGGCAGTGCGTGCAGCTATTCCTACGGCTATGCGTCCGAACCCCGACTTGCGCATCATCATGAGTGTCGAGGACTTCGACAAATACGATGACGAGCTGACCGAGCGAGAATCCAAGAATGCCAGCGAGACTGAGGTCAACCGCAAGCGCTACAAGGGCATCACTATCGAGACCGTGGCAGCCTGGCCCGACGGCGTTATCGTCGCTACTCTCTGTTCCCCCGATGCGGACGGCAACTTCTTTGCGGCTGTCAACCTTCAGAACGATGAAAGCGTGATTCTGATTGACAAGGTTTCCAACGCCAGCGAACTCTACTTCTTCAAACTGCTTATGAAAGCCGACACCAACATCGCCTTCGGCGAAGAATTCATCGTGGCCGACTTCCGCACCACCCCCAAGTTCAAGAAATCTGCAGAGTCATCAACGGGAGGCACTACCCAAGGCGCAAGTGGTGCCGAAGCCGGTAAACAGTCATGACCAAGCTCCAGTATCTCGTACTCCACTGCACCGCGACACCCGAAGGGCGTGAGGTGACTGGCGCCGACATCCGGCGCTGGCACACCTCCCCGGTGGCGACCGGTGGCCGGGGGTGGAAGCAGCCGGGATATACCGATATAATCCATCTTGACGGCACGGTCGAGCGTATCGTCGACAATAACGAGGACGCTAACGTTGACCCATGGGAAATCACCAACGGTGCCAAAGGCTACAATGCCGTGAGCCGTCATGTCGTCTATGCCGGCGGCTGTGCCCGGGACGGTACAACGCCCAAGGACACGCGCACCCCGGCACAGCTTAAGGCTATGGAGGCCTACGTGAAAGATTTTCATCGCCGATTCCCGGATGTCCGGATTATCGGTCACAACGAGGTGGCCGCCAAAGCCTGTCCGAGTTTCGACGTACAGAAATGGCTTAAATCAATCGGCATAAACCAGTAACAATCAAGTAAACCAATCAGAGCGATGTCCTTCAGCGAAATCCTCAACATACTTCTCGGCACAGGCCTTGTGGGGCTCGTGGTGGCAGTGGCCACCATGAAAGCCACAGTGCGCAAGGCCAACGCCGATGCGGAGAAAGCAAAGGCCGACGCCGAGACTGTGCGCATCACCAACACAGAGAATGCGACACGGATACTGGTTGAGAACATCGTCAAACCATTAAAAGAAGAGCTGAATGCCACACGAACAGATTTACAGGCCACAAAAAAGGAGATGGCCTCTACCAAGAGAGAAATGGCCCGGCTGCGCAAGGCTGTCGAGACTGCTTCCGGTTGTCGTCATGCTGACTATTGCCCTGTGCTTTTCAAGCTGCGCGACAACCAGAAAGACGCAGACGGAACAGACACAGAACCTCTCGACTTACAAGAATTGCGACACAACGGCATTAACGACCCGGTTAACAACGGCACAGACGATACCCGAGAGCAAGGTGAATATGTCTGTATCCGTGGACAGCCTCCTTAAATTGCCTGAAGGGGCAGTCTACCGCCGGAGTAATGAGCGCGCCCATGTAGAAGCCGCTCATCAAGGAGGCATAATATACATCACCGGTACCTGCGACTCCCTGCAGCGTCAGGTGGAATATTACGAGGCGCTCTATCACACGGCACGCGATGCCCTCGAGCAGACCGAACAGTCGCTCCGGCAGGAGCGAGAGAAAAAAACATCGACAACGCCGTGGCGGGTGAGTTTAGCCATACTCATGTTCGGTTATTTTGTCGGTGCCGCAGCAACAATTTACATAGCAAAAGATAAACTCTTTAAAAAATGAATAAAGACTTCATGTACGGCATCGGAGCCGTGAAATATAAAGGAGAGAAAGTCGGATATATCGCCAAGAATACATTCGACCTGGGCGGCGTGAAGCCGGAGGCTGCCGATATAGAAGCAGAACAAGTGCCCGGCGCGCCTGTGCTCACCATTCCGCAGTCGAACGGTAAAATTGCGCCAAAATTCGACATGATACAGCTGAACTTCGAAAGCCTGAAGCAACTCCTCGGCGGACGGCTTCATAAGACCGGCGAGAACATTACAGGCTGGACATCACCACGAGCTGCGATTGTTTTGGACGGCCCATGGGAACTGGAACTCGTCTCCGGACAGTCGGTGCTTATCCCTTCGGCCACACTGTTGTCAGACCTTACCGGCAAGCTCACCCTTACAGAGACTGTAAAGATTGAGGTTGAACTGAAGGTTACAGCTCCGACAAAAGACAAGGTTCCTCCATATGGTGTGTTCGACAGCAAGCACCTTCCCGATACATGGAATGAAGTTGCCGGGTGGCTTCTCCCGGAGGAGACAGAAGAAGTTGCCTAAATTATGGATGACGCGATAGCGAGGGCCATACAGCGCGAAGCTGCCGACGCGCTGCTGAGCCGGGGCATCTCCATTCCCTTAAAAGAATTCCGACTGCCTCTGCGAAAACGCCCGGTTAAGCTACGCGTGACACTCAAACGACCATATTTGTCCGGGCAGATTCGTTTTGCCCGGATATATTTGTCAATGAATGTCACGGCAGCTGAAATGGCCGAGTTCGACAAAGAACAGCAGATGCGCTTTATTGCCGAACACGGCAGCAAGGTATGTCAGATGCTCGCCTGTGCGATATGTGTCGGTGGGATAAAGAGCCGCTTTATACGCCCGGTGGCATGGCTTATCAAACACCGTATGGAACTCCGGTATATGTTTGCCGCCATACAGAAATTCGTAAGCCTGATGGGCACAGACCCTTTTATACCTATTATCAGGTCGGCGGAGCGGACGAACCCGATGAAGCCGAGGCTGAGCCGAGTGGCGAAGGGGAGTTAAAGAGCCGCTACCGCGGCTCCCATAGCCCTTTCGGATTTATATGGCAGATTGCCGATGCGACAGGATGGAGTGTGGACTACATCCTGAATAAAGTAAACTACCAGACATTGATAATGATGCTGAGCGATGCGCCGCGATATGTGGGCAGCAAAAAGACATCATCTAAAAAAATATCCGGAGAACTTGATGCCGAGGCAGAAGCGGCAGAAGTTGCCAACATATTCAGAAGCAATTTAAAACAATAGAACGTGAAGCCGGTAGAGCTTGAGATATTTTTACAGGACGGACTGACACCGGGGCTTCGCAACGCCGGTAAGACTGTACAGAATTTCGCCAACGACACTAAAAGCCAGCTCAATGATGTCGCGGGCGCACTTACTGTGCAGCGTAAAGTCGTGCATAATCTCGAGGAGGAATACCGGAAACTCGAGAAGACTGTCAGGAATATGGCACCCGGTCAGTCTCGTAATCAGGCATCATCTCAGCTTGCATCTCTGAAAAAGGAACTTGAAGATGAAAAAGCCGGGCTTGAGGAACTGGGCAGACGTCAGCGTGAACTCAAGTATGAGGCCGACAATGCCTCTGCATCACTTCGTCAGCAGCTCCGGAATGTCCGGGAGGAAATCGCAACCCTGCTGCTGGCCTACCGCTCACTGACGGAAGCCGAGAAGCAGACGGCCCAGGGCAAGGAACTGGCCCGGCATATAAACGAGCTCACTGAACAAGCCGGTGAACTCAATGATGCCATCTCCGACACAGCTCAAGCCATTACTAACGCTGCCTCTGATTCGAGAACATTTGACCAGCTTACCGGAGGCATACAGCTTGTCGTTGACGGATTCGGACTTGCAGTAGCCGGAGCGCAGGCTCTTGGCCTCAGTGAGACCGACCTTGTGGAAGTGCAGACACAGCTGCAGACCGCGCTTGTGGCAAGCAATGCCCTGACTTCCGTACAAGTAAACTTGCAGAAGCAGTCTGCGCTGATGCAGGGTGTCAATGTCATACAGACAAAGGCGGCTGCTACAGCGGAGAATATCCGGACATGGGCTGTTGGCCGTGGTGTCATCGCCACCAAAGCGGCCACGGTTGCCCAAGGCGCATTCAACACCGTGGCAAAGGCAAATCCATATGTGCTTCTTGCCGTGGCACTGGTAACGGTCGTCGGGGCTTTGTATGCTTTTGCCAAAGGTAATGAAGCCGCAAAAAAGGCCGAGGCAGAACGGCAGGCTCAGCTTGAGCGCACCCGCGAAATCAACGAAGGCATTGCCCGTTCCATAGGCGAAAGCGCCGGTGCCCAGATTGCCGCATACAACAGCCTGCAGCGTGCATGGAAGGCTCTCGGCGATGATATGGCGAAACGCCGTAAATTCGTGGATGAAAACAAAAAGGCATTTCAGGAACTCGGTCTGTCTGTCAACAGCGTCAAGGATGCCGAGGGCATACTGGTCAACAATACTTCCGATGTAGTGCAGTCATTTGTCCTCCGGGCCAAAGCCGCAGCTCTCGACAAGGCTGTGACGGAGACATACTCCACCATGCTGGAGAAGCAGGAACTGGCCAGGCGAAATGCGAAATACACTGTAAAATCACAGGGTGATGAAATAAGCTCTTCCGAAGCTCATGCACGGGGAATGGCCGGTGTAAAGGAAATTGTAAATAATATAGCGAGTGCCAATGGTATTGCGGCAACCACGGGTAACCGTATAAGCACCACTTATGAAATTATTGATGCCGATGCGTATAATGCGGCAAGCAACCGGCTGGCTCTCGAGACCAGAGATAAAGAGATTGAGGCAGCATCCGATGAAGCCGACCGGCGTGTCAAGGAGCTGCAGAATGAAATAAACGCAACCGAAGATGCCCTTGCCGCTCTTCGGATACCGCAGATGACCGGAAGTGCTCCGGTCAATGACACTGCCACTAAAGAAAACAGACTGATTGCCGCACGAAAAGAAGCTGAGGAACTGTTGAAACTGCGTAGGCAAAACGAACAGGACGAAATCAATCAGATGGCAGAAAGCGCAGAACGCCGTCGCCGGCAGATTGCACTCGATTATGAGAAACAGCTTGCCGAAATTGATAAGCTCCGGAACGAATTTGTGGCCCGCAACAAGGAAGCCGGGACAAAAGGTCTTGACGCTTCCGGGCTGACGGATGAGCAGCAGGCGGAAATAAAACGTGCCGGACGTATAGCTGTTGAAAACCGTGACAAGGCATTGCAGGAAATACAGCAGCTCGAACTGCAGCACATGCAGGATTATCTGAAGGAATACGGCACATTCCAGCAACAGAAACAGGCCGTGGCAGAAGAATACGACCGCAAGATTGCCGCGGCATCGGACGAGTGGTCTAAAAAATCTCTTGAGAGAGGAAAGTCCGCTGCCATGCAGAATATCGAAATCGAAGCTCTCAGCCGGTCTGTCGACTGGGGAAGCATCTTCGGAAATTTCGGCACGATGTTCCGGGCTCAGCTTGAGCCGACCATAAACAAACTCAAAGCCATTTCCAAAACCGAGGAATTCAGGAATGCGGAACTTCAGAATCAGCAGACCCTCTACGAGCTGATTTCCAAGCTTGAGGAGGCCAATACGTCATGGGACAGCGACATCTTCAATAAACTCGGAAATGATTTAACAGCCTATCAGTCGGCCATGCGCAACTACATGGACGCACAGGATAAGGAACGGCTCGCCACCGAAGCGCTGGCCGATGCAAAGAGAAAGCTCGCACAGGCAGAGGCCGGAGGCAATTCTTTTGTAATAGCTGCTGCAAAAGCCGATGTACAGACAGCCACAGCCGGTCTGACTGAGGCTGCCGGCAGGGTGCGCTCCTTCGGTGCGGATGTTCAGGATGCGTCCGGCACTCTTCAGACATCTACTACCAAAGTCAACAACATGTTCAATACCCTTGTGTCAAGTCTGTCGGGATTGAAATCGGGAAGTCTGCAAGGTGTGGGCGAAAGTCTGATGAACCTTGACAAGCTGTTTAACAACAGCGGCGTCACCAGTGCTGCCGGCGGCGCTCTTGCCAAAGGTCTGTCGAAATTACTCGGTGATTCGGCTATCGGCAAAAGTGTAGCCGACGCACTTGGTAACAGCGGTCTTGTCGGTCAGATATTATCGGCTGTCCTGTCATTGCTCGACATACTCAAGGACGGAGTCGGTGTTCTTGTCTCAAGTCTGATAGACACTGTGCTCGGAGCTATTTCGGGCATTCTCGGGAATCTGCTCAACGGCAGAATGTTCGTACAGATAGGCCAGTCGCTTATAGACGGCGTGTCAGGCATATTCGATGCCATTACATTCGGAGGATTCTCCTCCCTGTTCAGTACAAGCAATGCCAGAGAAGTGCAGAAAACCATTGATAAACTGACTGAACGCAACGAGCATCTGCAGACAGCGATTGAGACACTTACCGATGAAATCAAGGCAAGCCGGGGCACAAAGAGTGTCTATGCCTACAAAGATGCCTACAGGCTGCAGCAAGAGACAAATGCCAATTACCTTGGTATCGCGCAGGCTCAGGCCGGTTATCATGGTGCGCATCACAGCTGGAATTATTACTGGAACGGCTACTCGCAGGAACAAATCGACCGTCTGAGCGGACAAATCGGACGCTCATGGAACGGCGACATATGGAATCTGTCGCCGGAGGAGATGAAGATGCTCCGGGCCAATGTGGACATGTGGGAGCAGTTGCAGAATACCGGCAAAGGCGGATACGGAGACAGTCTGACAGAAAAGCTCAACGACTACATCGACCAGGCAGGCAAGCTGAAAGAACTGACCACACAGCTTTACGAAGGGCTTACAGGAATCACCTTCGATTCCCTGTATGACAGTTTCATCGACCAATTGATGGACATGGATGCAAGCGCAGAGGATTTTGCCGATAATGTCAGCAAATACTTTATGCGAGCCATGCTCTCCAATAAGATTGGCGAGCTGTATGCCGACCAACTCGAGGAATGGTGGAATAAGTTCGGTAAAGCCATGGAGGACAATGACCTCACGGAGGCCGAACGGAATGCCCTTGCCGAAGAGTATATGGGCTATGTCAACGAGGCAATCAGACTGCGCGACAACCTCGCGGCCGCCACCGGCTATGGAAATGACAACGGAGGCTCATCCCAGTCCGGCAAAGCAGGCAGCTACGCCGCCATGAGTCAGGACCAGGGCACAAAACTTGAGGGTCTGTTCGTTTCCGTTCAGGGTCATGTAGCCAATATCGACAGTATAGTCGAGGATGTGGCTGCCAAGATGAGTGCTGTTGAAAGTTATCTCGCAAAGATAGCGGACAACACTGAAGCGAACGCTGTTACCGCCGAGGAAATTAAAGCCATATTGCTGAGAATTGCCAGAGACGGTATAAAAACAAAGTAAATCAATGATGGATACATCGACTCTCAAGGGCCTTGTCATAATCAACGGCACTGATATATGGACTGAATTCGGAGCTTTTCTTACCGAAGAGAAGAAAGGCGGACGTGAGAATCTAACGGCTATAATGACACCGGCCAAAGCCAAAAGCCATGTCGGAGTGAACATCCGTGAGCAAGACGGTGTGAAGTATTCGTCAAAACTCGACACTCGCAGCGAAGAGCGTGATGTTACGCTTCATTTCGCCCTGTTTGCCAAGACCAAGGGAGAATGGCTGCTGCGTTACCGGAATTTTATCTCATTCCTCAAGCAAGGCGATGACGGCTGGCTGTCAGTCAGTCTGCCTGAACTCGACCTCACAATGCGCATGTTCTATGTGAGCTGCGCCGGATATAAGCCTCTGACATATCTTTGGAAAGAAGGTGTGCAGGCAAGCCGGTTCAAGGTAACGTTCAAAGAACCGATGCCATCATTCTAAATCCATTAAAACATCATTAGAACATGAGTTTGACGATATTCGACCGATACGGGAATCTGAAAGCGGAACTGTCTCCAAACGACAGCTCTGTCCAAAGCACGGAAATACAGGGAGACAATGTCCTGTCGCTTTCGTTCCGCCATTATGAGCACATACTTCTTGATGTTGATGATTATGTCGACTTCGGAGGCATGCGCTACTGGATGTGCGAGAAATATCGCCCGACTCAGATATCCATGCGTGAATGGGAATATAATATAAAACTCTACGGTATTGAGAGTCTCCTCCGGAATATACTGGTTGTTAAACGGGTGGACAATGAAAACGACCCGGTATTTACGCTGACGGCACCGCCACGTGAACATATCGCCATGATTGTGAACTGCATGAATGACGGCATGGGAGATGTTGCGGACTGGAAAGTGGGTCAGATTGACGGCTCCGAAAATATTGTCATTGATTATTTCGGCAAATACTGCGATGAGGCTCTTCGAGAAATTGCCGAAAAGGTAGGTGCCGAATACTGGGTGGAGGGTCAGACGGTCAATGTATGCCGTTGCGAGCATGGCGAAACACTTCCTATCGGTTATAATAATG